TAAGTAGGGCTCAAAGGGTAGAGCGATACTATATTCCGATCAATCCCTTCACTGATCGGTATTAGAGACGTAATTTAACCACCCATAGGTCTCGGTTAACGGGTGCACATAGAAAAGGTGAGGATTTCCTCACCCAGTTGATTTATTTATAGTAATATATCTTTACGAATAAGTCAAGTAAAAAAGTTGAGTATTATTACTTATTTTATGAATGCTTTCGCACGGTACCTTTCATACCCCCTTCTTTAAGGAACTTTCTGGCACCTGCTTGAGTGTCAAAAAGTTTTGCGAATCTTTTGTCGGGGTTCCATGCAGTATGTGAAACTAAGTATTCAATTACTTTGTCGTCAGTCCTTCGGGTTGCTACCCATACGGAGGTGTTGTTTGGATCTGCTGCCATGATTAATTACACGTTATCATAAGATTATTTATAAAAAAAGAGGAAGTCAATCTTCCTCTTTCAGTTGTATAACTATTCTGTTGTTACTGTAATCTGCTTTAAACTCTAACTCTGCATCAGGATCCCATAGTAACTCTTCATAGAGCATGTTAAGGGTCTCCATGTCTTCATAGAGTGCGTTAGGATTTGGCATCGTCAACTCCTGATGCTAATAATATATTTTATTTATGCTCCTTGAGGTGCATAGTTATAAACTGGAGTCATTACTCCCCCGCCACCATCGTCATCATCGTCATCATCGTCCCAAGGAAGATCACCAAGCATGACAAAACTAACAATGAAGAGCGTTATGACAGGCATAAACGGAAACAACATTGTGTGCACCCATGTTTGTTGATCAATATACATTAAATTAATCCGTGAGCATATACAGGTAATCCAACAGTTGCTGTCAAACCTGTGGCGATAATAAAGTATAAGAATGGAAGATAACGTACAGACATAGGTCTCTTATACGCTTCCATGACGTCGTGATAGTTCATTAGAAAATACCTGGTGCGATCCAACCAGTGAAACCATAGTTCACTACTGCTGCGAGTAGACCAATCATCGCTAGTCTACCATTTAATTTTTCTGCGAAAACCCAATGTTTCATTACACGATACCTGGTATGAGTTGACCTGTTGTGAGATAAACACCACAGAGGAGAACGAATCCCATCATGGCGGGTCTACCAATTGCTTGCTCGAAAATGTCTTTGTTTTTCATTATACGAAACCTGGAATTAGTTGACCTGTTGTTAAGTAAGCACCGATCCCTGCGATGATACCTAGCATTGCTAATCTACCGTTAAGTTTTTCAGCAACTACTTTTTGTGCTTCTATTTCTTTTGCATTTGATGGATACATTAGAAAATACCTGGAATAATTTGACCAGTTGTAGCATAAGCACCTACTGCTGCTACGAAACCGAGCATTGCTGCCCAACCATTAAATCTTTCTGCTTCTGGAGTCATGATAGTGTTCCTGTTGTGTGTTGATTGTGTGTATATAATAGATTCGATAAGATCCATGGTTAGAAACCAAGAAGACCACCGAAGAAGAAGTTACCTGTAGTAACGTAAGAGACGAAACCCGCAACTAAACCAAGCATTGCCCATCTACCATTGATCTTCTCTGCATTTTTTGCATAGGATTCATAGGAGATGCTCTCGTCTATGTAAGGACGAGTCTCAGTTGGAAACATATTTTGGCGTCCGCCTGATTCAGTTGTTGTTGTCATTTTGTTTAGTTTTATTAAGAACTGTTACAATTATATATAATCTTTTAACATTTGTCAAGCGTTTGAAATATTAAGATTTCTGATTCAACATATAAGAAAATTAAAAGCACCCCGAAGGGTGCTGATTAGGACTAGGACTATGAGTTGCTTTCGCGCCTAAAACCATCTAGTTTAACGTCTATTGGCAAAGACGAGATTTATCCGTAAGTTAGGATATTATAATGTTTTCGTGGAGGAGAGACAGGTTTTTTAGTCACTGCTCTGTAGATCCTCAATAACAATTCGGAACTCATTAATTAGATGCGGAAACAACATCCTGTTTTCTGCCGTACGCAGTGACCTCAGGATCAGGGTCTAACCATTTTGTGTATTCAAAGTCTTCAATAACATAATCCAGTTGAACTGAATTGTCAAGAAGATACATGTCTCTGTAGCGTTGTGTCCATTCGTGAAACTTCTGGATACGATAGTCTGGATGACCATTTGGAAGAGTTCCAACTGACACATAACGGTATGGATACCGTTCTAAAATGGTTTCAAGTTTCATAATAAAGATCGATTTCAAGTTTGGATAAAAGGATTTCGTAATCCTCATCTACATCACCGTAGAGTTGAACACCTTTATCCTCATAGTGTTTTACTAGTTCATTATATATGATAGGATGTTCGGTGTCAAGTATAATCTGTCTGTCTACTGCATCGGTAAGGATATCGAGACAAGACGAGAAACGTTGTGCTGTAGTCATTTTTTTAACCTGTATAGACCGATTTGCCCGAAGGCAACGAGACAGGTAGGGATCGAACCTACGACAGACTGCTTAGAAGGCAGTTGCTCTTTCCGCTGAGCTACTGTCCCAGTGGTTTTCAAGTTCCTCCTCTTCGAGCTCAGCACATTTATGCAACTGATCGATCATGATATCGATCATCGCATCTGTAATGTTAAATTCTTCGTCCATAAGAGAACTCCCTTGACTACCTTGAGATTATAGAAGAGTTATCAGCAGTTGTCAAGCATTGAAATAATCTTTACGCATGTACCGACCAAGTATGTTCGAGTTGTAATATGCAGGGGTTCCATCGGTTGTTGCCTCCGTAAGTACATTATTGTAAAATAGTTGTCGGGTCTCCTCATAATTGCATTGACCCTTCGAGTTATGTAGGCTTATAATCTCTCGTTTAAACTGTTCCTTTCCATACAATTTTATATCTTCTTTAAGTTCTGGGCAAGATCCATAATACTTCTTCCAATCGGATTCTTGTTTTTGTTTTCTTTTCTTTCCTTTTGGTGTTCTAAAGGCATAAAAATACTTTCTTCCGATGTAGATTCTCCCATTAACTTTATTTGTAATACGGTAGACGAAACCGAAGAAATCGCCAATATCGTCAGAAGTGAAAGTTGAACCTTCACATAGCCAGGGATTTTCATAGTTAGTCGCAGATACCGTCTTCGTCGTTGATGTCACGATATGTTGTAGTCTTATCACTATCACTACTTATACGGTAAGCATTAGTGTCAGAATACACTTCAGATTTCAACTCTGCTATTGCAACCTCAAGGTCATTGATGAGTGTTTTAAGATTTCTTTTCTTCATGAGTAATATTCCTGTAGAATTTGTAGAACTCTATCGAGTGAATAGTGTGCACCTGCTTTCCAGTCATTACTTGCACCGCCATGTTGATTATAGAGTTCGTGTTTGAGTCTGAAGATTCTAGGTTCGATATCAATCTTTCTCATTTGTCCCCTACCAGAGGGAGGATACCTGCGATTTATTTCTTCAGACATCCTTGTAATTCCTGCCAGTCTTTATCAAACAGTTCTAATCCTTTATCTGTAAGAATGTGTTTATACATCTTATTGAAAACAGGAACAGGGAGAGTGCATATATCTGCTCCTACTCTGAAAGCAGATGATACTTGTTGAACTTCCCTAACTGAAGCAGCGAGAACCTTAGTGTCTCGTCCATGAGTTGCAAATACGTCTGCAATCTCCTCAATCAATTTGATTCCATCGAAAGAGTTATCGTATACTCTTCCTACAAAAGGAGAAACGTACGTTGCACCCGCTTTAGATGCTAGAATTGCTTGTGCTGTTGAGAATACTAATGTGACATTTACACTAACTTCATCGTTAGTGAGGTCTCTGCATGCCTTAAGACCTTCTGGTGTGCATGGAACTTTTATTGTGATGTTCGGTCCGATGTCGATATACTTCTCTGCCATATCTAACATTTCAGTGGCAGTATCACCTACCACTTCGGCAGAGATTGAAGCATGGAAAGGAAATATATTTGAAATTTCCGTTATGACTTCCATGGGATCTTGTCCTGCTTTTAACATAAGAGATGGGTTGGTAGTTACACCGTCAATTAAACCTGTCTCAAAAGCATTAGAGATCGTCTCGGCATCAGAACAATCCAGAAAAATTTTCATGGTGCTCCTTCGCATAATTCATAATATTTATTCTAACATAAAAAACCCCAGTCGTAAAGGACTAGGGTTTAAGTGTTTATCTTAACATAATTAAGATGTTATGTTCCACGATTGTGCACCACCGAAGTCTACCTTGAGGTAAACCCACTTAGCATAGTGCACTCCACGATATGTTAAAAAAGCGAAGGTCTTGACTGGATCGTGTTTAGTGGAATCATATTCGGGAAGACCATAATCCCACTCAAAATTAATCTTTAGCAATTGCAGGTCTATTAAGAGGTAACAGACGCAATTCCAGATAGATCAAACTCATGAACACAACAGACGCAAGGGATACGATCCCAACGGTTTGTAGTGTTTCCATGATTAAGACTGGGATGCGAATTTACGCTCGACCTTCAATCCACGATACATTAGATCGTGATTATTATTTCTTGCTTGCTCTGCAAGAACCTTTGCTTTGTATTCTTCAGCGTTATACTTAACGCCTCTGTAAGTAATTGTAGTCATGATTTTACTCCTAAAGTTAGTGACTTGTTTAAGGTCCGTTCCTTTATTCGTTTGCGTCCCAATCACACTTAAGTCCTACAGCATTGGCAAAATCTACTTGATAAAGTTCAATGATTTCTTGCCTCGATTGTTCATCGATTCCTTCATAAGTTCGAGCACGCTCGACTAATGGTTGAATGTCAGAACATGTCACTGCAGTAGCAATTAAAATAGGGATCATGGGATGAACGCTCCGTTCCGCGAATTACTTGCGTCCAATATGCCAAGCTTCACAATCTGGTTCTGATACTTTGGTATAGAAATAATCTATAAGATACTCATGAGCATCCGAACTAAGATTCTCATCGCTGAGTATCTCAATTCTCGATTGATTCCATTCATTACATGACAGTTCCCAATGGGAAGCATCATGCTCTGCAAACATCAATACTAGTAGTGCGAGTCCGTGCATTGGATGAACGTTTGGTAACAACTGTTACCTGTACACTATATTTATATCATAGATTCCTGACATTGGTAGTTCACTATGATACATTTTAACACATTTTATCCTTATCTTTATCTTTTCTTAAGTCTTCGTGCAATCTTTTAGTCGCTTCTTTCCTAGCAGTAGTCCAGAGCATATCAGTTACGTCTGGACCATAGTCATTACCTGACTCTACTAAGTCATTGTATGTCTTGTCTAACCATTCAGAGTTAGAGAGAGAATCCTGCGAATGTGTCTTTTTTGACATCTTGTTTGATACCTCCAACGATGTAAGATTCAATTTCTGTTTCTTGCGGTGCGTTCTGCTGACCCTTACTATTTAACCAGTGCTGAGTCCATGGTAGTGGATTGTTTCTAGCAACTTGATCAAAGATAGGATCAATACCAATCGCTTTCATACGACGATTAGCAATCCACTCAACATAATTTTGTAGTAGTTTCTCGTTAAGTCCAATCATACTACCTTCTTTGAATAGGTAGTTTGCCCATGCCTTTTCTTCCTCAACAGTTTTCTTAAACATTTCTGTGACTACTGGTTTTTCTTCTTTGGCAATTTTTTGCATTTCTTCATCGTCTCCTTTTGCCCAGTTCTTGAGGATATTTTGTGTGATAACCAAGTGTTGACTTTCATCTCTTGCGATAAGAGAAAGTATCTTAGCTGAGCCTTCCATAAGTTTATTCTCGCCAAAAGCAAACGAACACGCAAACGAAACATAGAAACGAATCCCTTCGAGGATGTTGACGTTGGCGATTGCCCTGTAGAGTTTTCTTTTGAGTTCATGTCTATCTAAAGTTCCTGCAGGATGTCCTTCTCTAGCAAACTTCCATGCGTTACCAGAGTCATACTCATGTGCTTCAGTAATAAAATCATCGTACGATTCAGTTACAGATGTAGCACGTTGCAATACATTCTCATCATCTAAAATTGTATCGAATACTTCTGATGGATCTGAGTATACGTTCTTGATAATGTATGTGTATGATCTACTATGAATCATCTCCATAAATTCCCACACTGTCATACATGCTTCCAACTCAGGAAGAGAACAGTAAGGTATAAATGCCATGCCAGGACCACGACCTTGAACACTGTCAAGCATGATCTGATACTTCAAGTTAGAAGTAAAGATGTGCTTCTGTTCTGGTGTGAGTGTTTGGTAATCACTACGATCTTTCTGTAGAGATACCTCTTCGGGTCTCCAGAAATATCCTAGTTGTGACTGTGTAAGTCTGTCGAATACTGGATATTTGTATTCATCGTATCTTTGAACACCTAATGGTTGTCCAAAGAACATTGGTTGTTTTTTTGTGTCTACTTTATTTTTGTTAAAAACTGTCATTCCTTCTACTTCTGCTTCAGACCTTGCAACTGTCACAGTCTTCTTCCTCCGTGGTGAGTATTGATTCGATTAATTTATCGACGTTAGGTTCGTCGTCACCGTCTTTTTTAGCATCATATGTGTTTTGATAATAAGAAGTCTTCCATCCATACTTGTAAGTAGTTAGAAGATCTTTTGCCATTTCTGATACAGGCACTTCATTATCAGCATAGTTCTCTGGGTTATAACTCCAGTTCCCACTGATTGCCTGATCAAAAAACTTTTGCATAATCGCAGTTACTTTGATGTAACCATCATTGTTATGCATATCCCATAGTAAAGTATAATTCCCTTTTAGAGAGTTATAAGACGGAACAATCTGCTTAAGAGGTCCTTTCTTTGATTTTTTAATGGACAGGTAGTCTCTAGGTGGTTCGATTCCGTTTGTGGCATTTGACACAACGGAACTGCTCTCCGAAGGCATCTGTGCGGACAGAGTGCTGTGCCTGAGTCCATACTCCTTGATCCTGCCCCTGAGATACTCCCAATCACATGATAGGTCATTCGGAACAATCTCATCTACATCGCTCTTATATGTATCTATTGGAAGAATTCCATCAGCATACTTTGTCTTACCGAAATAACCGCAAGGACCTTTCTCCATTGCCATACGATTTGACGCTGTTAGAAGAGCAAATTGGAATCTCTCAGTTAACTTATGAACTAAGTCATGTGCTTTCTGTGAATCATACTTTGCACCATTCTTAGCAAGATAATGTGCTAGTCCAATGTAACCAATTCCTAACGAACGACGATTCAATGTGCTTTGTTTTGCAGCAACAACAGGATACTTTTGATAATCAATCAAGGCATCAAGACCACGAACTGCTAGTTCACATAGTTCATCAAGTTCATCAAGGTTCTTCAACTTACCTACGTTGATAGCAGATAGGATACACAAAGCAATCTCACCTGATCCATCTATGTGTTGGATAGGATCTGTTGGTAGAGTAATCTCCTGACAGAGGTTACTCATGTTAACTTTGTCTTTGAATGAACTGTGACTATTACAATGGTCAATGTTCATGATATAGATACGACCAGTCTCTGCTCGTTCCTTTAGTAGATCAAGAATGAGTTTCTGTGCTTTGACAGTTTTTCTTGGAATGGTTGAATCTTCTTCAAAGTTTACATACATCTCATCAAATTCATCCGTTCCGAATGCTTCATACAAACCCTCTACATCGTGAGGACTAAACAAAGAAATGTTACCATCTTCTATAAACCTTTCATAGAAAAGTTTACTGAGTTGAACACTATAGTCAAGTTTCCTTACTCTATTGTCTTCAGTTCCTTTGTTGTTCTTTAGAACAATTATATCTTCTATTTCTTGGTGCCAGATTGGGAAGTGGACAGTCGCTGATCCACCTCTAATGCCATTCTGAGTGCAGCATCTGACAGTACTTTCAAACTTTTTGAGGAAAG